CAGTAAACTTTTCGATTAACTCAAGTGTCCCTCTCAGTTTACTGGAGAGTGCTCTCAGTATAGGTACGAGAGCTTTGGGGTTGTTCTTCATGAACCTAACGGCATCATCTTCTTTGAGGACTCGAAGGACCACACGATCACTAATAGCTTTACAAGTAGCAGTTCGTGGTGTCCTTTCGAGCCATCCAATCTCTCCGAAGACCTCGTTTTCTTTGAGAGTAGCGAGGTAACCGTATCCAGATTTACTGACTTCTACTTCACCTTTATCTATGATATAGGCTTCAAAACTAAGTTCTCCTTCTGCAAGGATTACTTGGTCTTTTTTATAGTAGACAGTCTTGCTCATCTGTTAGTACGTTCTAAGCTTAACAGGCTTTTGTTTAGGGCGTTTCCTTCTTACCTTAGCTTTAGGCTTAGGATTAGGATAACCTTTTAATTTAGGCATATCTTCTAGAGTCCTTTATGGTTACGGATTTCTCCTTTGTTGGAATCATAAGGGAATCGGGTAGAAACTTTTCGTACTCCCTTGTTTTTTACTGTCATTGAACTTGTATCTCGCGGAGGAGGAACAGGATTACGTCTCCCAAGGCTCGAATTGTAAGCCCCCGAACTTGTGTTTCCGCTGAGTTTTTTCGCGTCTCTCATTTTTAAGCTCCTTAGATTTACGGTTACGTTCTACTACTCTAGTTCTGAAACGCTTGTCTCTGAACATTTTGTTGATTACTTGGTTCTCGATCTCATACTTAGCTTTCTTGTCTATTATTCTCATTTTTCAAACTCTTCTTCCCATCATATAATACTTTTTTTCAGATGAAGGTTTTTTAACAGATAAACCAGAGTCAACTTTAGGTTTCTTTCGCTGAGTTACTGTCTTTTGTTTTCTCTTTGATCCTTCCCCTGTAAACTTTTTTCCAGTAGCATCTTTATGAAACTTCTGCATTTTTTGAGCGTGTCTAATACGTTTTTGAAGATATTTAACTCCTTTTTCAGCAACTAGTTTAGCTGCTTTAGGAATTCCTAATCTAGCAGCAAGAGCGATTAAAGCAGCAGGTCCAGGCATTTTACATTATACTCCTTTTTAAAGGGACACAACCAAGATTAAAATAAGGAGGAATAGGTTGGTTCTCCCTCTTGGCTTTATTAAAAAATTCATTATGTACGATAAGACATTCTCGTTGACTTTGGAAAACTTCCAGTACTTCTCCACGTTGAATTTGAATAGGAGTAGTTGTAAGGTTTAGGTGTATTACCATGAGTAACCAAAGCATTATTACACCTTAACCCATACATTCTCATCTTCTTGACTCACTTCAGCAGTATTCATAAATGATTTTATATTTTCCTCTAGTTCTTCTACTCTACGGTCATTATAGGCTATAGCTTCATCAGCAGCCATCTGTTCTACCCAATAGTTAACTCCCATAGCGAGAACATCTATTCTATCGTCATACTGAAGTGAACCTTTATCTCTGGTAAGACGAGTCATTTGATAAAACAATTGTCTACGAGGTTCTTCTTTATTCTCCTCGTAGTCTCTTTCAGCTTCAGTTAAACTTATAATCAACCTATGTTGATTCATTATAGGCTCTAAAACATCTATAATTCTTGCTTCTTTCTGTTTGGAATGCTTGATCTCTTCTACATGACACTGGTGAAACTGGTTTAATACAGGTTTGAACAGCTCTGTATACATACCGTCACCGAAATTAGCCTCTATTTCTATGGTATTTACCTTATGAGCTTGTGCTATCAAGGCTAACTTGCGTAATGTAGGCTTATCGTAGCCACCTTTGAGTCCACCTACGGCTAATACGAAGATTCTACCGTTTAATATCTTGGTAACAACGTATCCTGTCTCGTCAGCTCCCCTACCAGCAGGATCTATGTGCATCGCAGCACCAGTATACTCGTAGTAATCCGTAGAAACCTCGAAAGGCTTATAGAAATAGTCTCCTGAGAGGCCAACCGCAGGTAAATCCATGAGTTCATCACGCGCCCATTGGACTCTACCAGGAGATTTTTCAGTATTTAAAGGAATTACAAGTAAATCTCTGAGTTTAAGTGGGTATCTCTGGTCATCTTCACCGGAAGTATCCAGCATAAACTGTAAGGCAAACCCTGATTTACCATAAGATGCTTCTCTTTCTACTAAATCTAGGTCATCGAACCTGAAAGGGTCTGTAGGCTGTCCTACGGTCTTTTCTAAAGTAGAGATGAATGGGGCTAGCTTAGTCCCATAAAACGTCTTTAAACGGCTCTCAGGCATCCTAGCAGGCCATATACGACATTGGTAGCCTCTAGTTTGTAGATTAGTGTAAAGACTCTCTTCAACTTGAGGTGTCCCTAAGTAGACTATTCTTCCCACTTTTGGCATTACTACAGCATCGAACTCTTTAACTACTTCTCCTAATTTATCTCTCATTACCTGAGTCAAAGCATTACTTAGAACTTCAACATCATCAGCAACAATAATATGAGCACGAGAACCAACTATCTGACCAGTAATACCAACAGACTTAACACTAGGAGCATGGGAAGCACGACTAGGGGCAACATCAAAAGCAACATTAGAGCTTCTCTGATCCTCTCTTGCCCTGAGATGCTGGAGGATAGGCACATAGTAACTTCCATACAACAAAAGCAGAAGTAATCCAAGATTTACCGACTCCTCTAAAGGCCTGGATAATAAGTCTCTTAGGCCCACTTTGGAGATAGTCAGCGATATCGTATTGTATAGGAGTAGGATCAGGTAGAGCGAGATGCTTCCAAGCAAGATAGAGAAAGTTGCGGAAATCATCTTTAATTAACTGGAGCTGACTCTTGTTTTGTTGGCGTTTCGTCAAAAGGGAGTTCCTCGACTAGTGATTTTATATCCTCGTTATTAGTACCAAGGCACTCAATATTGTTGTCTCTGAGGAACTGCCTTGCCACATTGAGGTGTGCAGGGGTAGCTTCACCAGATTTAATGTTTTCAGCCAGAGTTCTTGCAAGTAATCCATGAAGTTCTCCTAAGTCATTAACTGTTCCATTACTCATCGGATAGTCTCCTTACTTTATCTTCAACTTTCTCTAATGCACCTTTTTTTCTTTCACATACTTCTTTATAGATATCATTATTCCTACTAACTTTAGATAAATCTTTAGAGACAACTTCGGGAGGATTATTTTCCATAAACCATTTCTTAGTCTCATCATTCAGCTTAACTTCATCATACCACAAACACTCTTTAGAATAGTAATCATCGTGATCATAAAATCCTATTGCAAAATTAGCTATAGGAGCTACTAATTCTGGAAGAATACTACATCCCATCGAGAACGTCAGGCATACCAACACGATCCCTAACTTTAGCTTTAGCTTCATCTATCTCTTTCTCCACTTCTGCTTTAGCAGCCATCCCTTTAGGATGATTGATATTATTAAAGATATTACCTGCTAACCAGTTAAACATGGGCCACATAGTTCCTAATATTGGAACTCTCTGTACCCATCTATCAGGTAATGCTCCAGTTATAACCGTAAACATAAGAACGATTTCTCCTGCTATTTGGAACCACCCTTGATTCATAAACATTTCCATTAGTATTTTACTCCTATTTCATATATTATTGGCATACATATATACCAAAAAGAATACCTATAACAGCCATAAACATCATAGATTTCCAACAACATCTATTCATCATATCCATCGGTTAGTCTCCTTATATCAGTTACTAAAGAACAAGGGATCATAGCAGTTCCCTTATAGGTCTTATTATCATTCTCCTTATTATAAGCTAATACTATATAGTCATCTTTAATCATTAAGAAGAAACCTATAGTATCATATAGTACTTCTTTAATCTCAAACTTATCACAAGTAATTTCTTCATAATTATCAACAGCATCTTTCCAAGTAATAATTACAGGAGTATCTTTTTTATATTTCTTGATTAATAAGATTAATTGAGATTGTTTCATAATTTAACCCCACACATCAGCAATACTTCCTTTACCAATTTCAGGAATATAAGGAACTTTAGTTGACTCTGGTGAAGGAGTTTGAGTTGAACCAACTTGAGATATTAATTCTCCTTCATTCATTCCACCTGCAGCAATATTATTAAATCCTACAAATCTATTATCTAAAGAATAGTAAGGATGATCTATACCACCATCTATTTTACCTATTAGATTCATTTTGTTGTCAAGCCTAACCAGGCAGCAGCAGCTCCTAATGCTGTAGCTATAGCAGTTCCTATTCCTTGTACTGTCTTTATCTTTGTTTCTATTTTATCAACTCTACTGTGTACTCTACGAATAGTCCCTTCGTTATCTTCTATTTCCTTATTGTAATGGTCAAGAAGTTCATTGATACGCTTATGTCTGAGAGCTTCAATCTCCTCGTGGTTTTTGAATTTCTCTGTTATATGTTCTTTTAATGATTGTATTTCTTCAGTCATCTTATTTCTTCACCAACGAAACAAAAGCAGGATCATCTTTAGCCAGAGGATCTTCTGAAAAATAATGCGTGACTAGATTAAGATGCCTTTCTGATTCATATTCATCACCATAGCTAACCGATCCATCATCAGCATATATTTCTTTCTTTCTAGTTTCTATGTAAGGTGTAGCTTCATATAACTTAACAGCATCAAGATTACCTAACGCTTTAATGGCAGTTTCCTTATCATTGCTTTCTTTCCTGACTGCTACTCTATAAGCCTTGATATTATCAGGCATAGCCGTTCCACCTTCGCTTGCTCTGACAGCCATCCAGTCATCTCTAGCTAATAAACTAGATGCTGTAGCTTTAGTTCTCTCAAGCATGGCTAGTTTAAGTTGGGCATATTCTTTATCAGTTTGGGAAGCATAAGACCCAACGACCTCATCATCTTTAATCTCATATGAAACAGTACCAGAATAATGATACTTGGCATCTACTGGTAATTCCCTGTAAGGCATGATACCTATAGCTTTTAATTCTGCTTTACTCCAGAGAGTAAATATATTTTTAGGGTATTGTGTATCCCCTATTACCAGTGGAATAGGATGGGCGAGTACCCTCAATACCTGACCACCACTTACTTGACTCCACATAATTTTATCTCCTATCTTGCGTTAGCATTTTTAAAAGGTGTTTCGGCAAAAGCTATAAATAAATAATCTTCTCCACTATTAGATAAAGCTGATGTCACTCGCCTAGTTTTAAATCCGTTTGATAATATATCTATATCTATTTCACTAGTTACTTCGGCTGCATTTGAATGGGCATTCATTTTTATATCTACGGGGTTAGTAGTTGACCTAGTTGAATCATACACATGCCAACTGCTTCCAGTGTCTATTGGCTTGGTAATAACAAACGCTGGAGAAAAACCACAATAGACAAATGTTCCATCGGCATTTGCGTTCCCGACATACGATCCAATCTTGCTATAGCCTTCAACCGAATGGAAGCAGTAAGCTATATAAGTATGAGGACTTAAATTATTTAAATCATTATTTTTTGTTGTAAAAACAGTTGCAGATGGGGATGTATTGTTCCATGCAGCAGTACTTGTGTATGGAGCGTTATTTGTATTTAACTCTAAATACTTAGTGTTTCCTGCATCCTCGCTGTAAGTACACCAAGCATCAGTATTAGTCCTTCCTTTGATTATAATTAACTCAGGTGTTTTTGAAAGCCCATGCCCATGAGTTGCTCCAATGGTGGTATTACCAGTATAAGATACGATTGAAAAGCCAGCAGCCACATTTCGACTGCAAGTTGATGCATTTGTTCCTTGGGTAAAATCACCAGTTCCTAAAGTAGCGTTGCCAGCTTTCCAACACCACGCCACCATTCCATCACCAGTTTGATCGTCATAGTTGTTATCAGTACCAACTGTAAATCCATCCGATCCAAAAGCAGTCAACCCATCACTGTCTGTAGTTTCTGCATTAGTAGAATCTGACGAAAGTGCCTTCGTCACACCACGCACCGCATCCGTTAATTCGTGTTCATAGGTACTTCCTCTTGACTTCAACCACACTAGATCAGGTTGGAAACCTACTCCTGTCTTAGCACCAGCCCCGTCATCATAAAGTTTTACGCTGAAATGTTCTGATGGGGTAATATCGCACGAAGGTAAATTTTTCGAGCAAGCTGCTAAGAAGCCCGATGGCACCGAATAATAAAAGTTTCCGTAGCCATTTCCATCTGCATTCCCTTGTGCAGTTTTTTCTCCAGCGAATGTTCCATCCTGTCCAAAGTTAGCAATTTGAACACCGCTTCCATTGGTTGAATGAGCAAAAGCATAAGTTGTATTGGCAACTAGAGTTTCATAAGCTGTGCCAGAAGTAATTGCGTTTGAGCCATTTTTGTAGAAATAAACTTTCAAATTATCCATATCACAAGCAACACCGATAATATCCCCAGTTGTATATGTTGAATATGTTCCTCCATTTGTCGAACCACCGTGATTTATACCACCAGAATAATAGCCGTAACCTCCAGCATCATTACCAGTGTGGATTGTATTTCTAGCGTTCTGTGCTTGCGTAGTTACAACCCCTACCGCTGGATTAGCACTGCCAAAAGTTTTGATAAGCACCTCAAAATACCACTTGCCAGAATCAAAACCAAAAGTTGAACACGCTCTGTTCTGAGTGCTAGTTCCAGTTTTTTTGAGATTGCCTTCGCTTAATGTATCGTTGAGAGCTTTTGCTACAGAGTTGAGGGTTGAAAAATTGTTGGTTGGGGAATCTAAGGATTGATCGTGGGAATCAATATTAACCAAAGTGAAGTGATTATCTTCACCAGAGGAGTCGTTGCCTAACGCACCAGTAACACCGCTTGAATCTACGAAGGTTGTGCTACCATCCGAAGTATCTGATTGGATTAATAAAACAGTATCAGCATCGGATGTAAAATGAGATGTGGATGGAGTAAAATTAGATGTATATCGTGCTACATTAGAAATCCGAATCTCATCCAAATAACCTTCATAATCTCTTGTCGTTCCTCGCCACGATGCGTTGCCTTGCTGTCCGAGAAAAAGATTATTTGAATTAGAAAAATCAGTACTTACTGTACCTGTCCCATTAGAAGCCAGCGTACCATTAATATATAATTTTGATTCGTTTGACCCTGATCCCTCTCTAACCCACGCTAGATGATACCAAGTAT